TGCGCTGCTGCTAGCCGAGCAGGAAGCCAGCCAGAAATCACAGATCCACTGGCTGGCGCGAGAGGCGATGCAATCATGCAGCGTCCAAGAATGGCATCGAACAGCGGCTAGCGAATTGCTTGCTGGCCGAGACTAACTTATCGTTGTTGTAACTACCCGTCACGGCGTAGCTCAATGCAGGCTTGCTGCTCATCCGCCAAAACACCATCTGCCCAATCTTGAGGCCTGGGTAGATCGGCAGTGGCTGCAGTTGCCGTGCATTTTTCAGCTCCAGCGTCAATGCGCTGCCATGCCAGCCGGGATCGGCGTAACCGGCGTGCAGGTTTTCGTAACCCTCTCGTGCGCGGCTGGACTTAAGGAAGAACAGCCCGGCGATGTCCTCCGGCATGTGGAACACCTCTACCGTCTGCGCCAAGATGAATTGCCCTGGCACCAACTCGTAGGGATGCTCAACGGTGTAACCGCTGATGTCCAGAGGGATCATCTGGTGAGATGTGACCGATTCAAGCATGATTAAATTGCCAACACGCAGGTCCAAGCTGGCTGGGTTGATTAGTTCTGGCTGGTGATGCTGCACCATGGCGTGATTGGCAATCAGCTCATGGATCTCGGTGTCGCAGAGAATCATCGTGTTGTCGGCTTTGCGCCGCGTTTAGGTGAACGTTCGAGCTCTGCAGCCATCTCAGCCGCAGCGCGCAGCATAGTGCTTAATGGGATGCCACGGATTGACCTTTCGGACATGTAACGAATTGCAAGACGGTAACCATGCGATGCGTTGCCATTGCCCAAATGCCGTGCCATTGCAATTTCTTCATCCGTTACCCGGATATTGAGTGTCCGGTTGCGGGCTGCCAATGCCCTAGCGGATGGATTCAGGACTGTTGCTTGTGTTGGCATGATCAATCTGTTACATGGGACCAACTTTTTGCCTTGACAATGCGGTACACCGTTGATGGGTGGATGCCGTACTGCTTGGCGATTACCTTGTAGGTGTTGTGCTGTGCGAGGTTACGGATGTCGCGCACATTCTGTTCTGTTAAAACGGCGAGGTTATTATCCTCGCCGCGTTTAATTTGCCTTGGATGCGTTTCCGCAATGGGGTGCAAATAGGTTTCAACTGTGATGTACCGCTCTTTGCAGTCAAGGCAACGGCAATACCGTTTGGTTGTGTTGCCTTGATGCTCAGTGCATGTAACCCTCGTGTTTTTGCTTTTGCAGGTTCTACAACGCATTCAGTGGTTCGTTGAATACAGCATCAACCGCTAAATGATCGCAATACCATTCAGCTTTGCAATAATCTTGCGTTGGGTTGCCTTTGTGCTCAGCGCGCCAGAGATATTTAATCACCTGGCCTTTGCAGTATGCCTTGAACCCGTCAGGGCCTAGTGCGGCCCTGATCGCGTCAATGCACTCAATGTCGCCTTGCTTGTAGTGGTCAGGATTGATTGGGTCGTTCATTTGGAATCACAGATTGCGAGGTCTGGGAACTTCTTGGCGTCTACCTGAATACCGCTGGTCTCTAGCTGTTTGCAGGCAAGGGCAAGCCTGACGCTGTTTTCAACAACAGCACGCTTACGGATTGCGGCTTGTACTGCATTGCAATCAGCTTGCCCGCCGATTGGCGTCGAAAAACCAATAGCTCCTTGTACTCCGTATTGATTACTGTAGGAGTCGGTGGTCAATGTTGAAGCGGTGGCAGTAAGTGTTGGTCCTTGGCAAGTCACAGAGTCAACAGAGACGCCAGATTGCGATGGGGCAACATTGATCCAATCGGGATAGCCGATGTAGTTGTTGGTGTTAGAGGTAGAGACGGAACTCAAGCCCGCTGGCGCGCTTCCGGTGGAAATGTTTACGGTGTTGACGTTGCTGCCAGTTGTGACATTAGTGGTTTGTTGCTGCTGCTGGGTGCGGTTACGGCTGTCATCAGCAATTGCAGGCCATGGCGCAACAAGCAATGCCAAGCAGACAAAGGCAGAATTCAGTGATTTGTTCATTGGTTTGATTCAGGTTGCATCAGTTCCAACAGGGTCAGCAGGTACGCAGCAAAGGCAACGTGCGTCATGACGGCATGGGTGCCCGGAGGCACCCCATAGCTGTCACGCCACCACTCCTCAAAGGCTGCTTTGATGGTGGCTTCGTTCATCAGAAGGTAACCTCCTCAGATTGAGCGCCACGGGGCAGAAACTCAAACCGCTGCACGCTGAAGACATGCTTGCTGCGCTTAGCGGCAGTTTCCTTGTCTGCCCACTCTTGGCGGCGGATGTTGCCGGTCACAAAGATGCTGTCGCCTTTCTTGCAGCGATCAACAATTAACTCGGCTGACTTGCCCCAAACCTCAATGTCGATTGCATTGTTGATCCAGTTGCCGTCCTTGTCCTTGCCCTCTTGGATGCCACCTGCAAAGTTGGCAACCATGGTGCCACTGTCAAAGGTGCGCAGTTGTGGGTCGGTGATGATGCGAATGATGCCGGATGCGTAGAGGCTCATGTCAGTGGTGTAATGGAATTGGACTCTTCAAATGCCAGCACTTGCGCTAGCGGATACCGCACTCGTGGCGTACCAGCAGGGAAGCCGATACGTGGGATGGTGTAGTACCCAGGACCGATGTTGCGCGCGCGTTGGTTTTTAATGGCTGCTGGTTTCAGCCCCCAACGCGCTGCTAGCTGATCAGTCGTCAGGTAAGGCTCAGTCATCAAACGGATCCTCCTCGGTGGTGGCAAAGCTGGCTTCCTTCTCCAAGGCAAGCGCTAGCAGGGTTTCCTGCTGCTCGCTGGATAGGTCAGCCTTGCGGGCTTCCATGCGCTCGGTCACCTTGGCGAGGTCTTTCATGGTGGTTGCCTTTGCGATGGCAGCCTTGCCAGCGGTGAACACCTTGTCATCACCGGCTGGCACGGCGGTCACGGTGACAGGCTCGACAGCCTGCTCCATCTCATCGGTGCTGTAGACGCCGCTGAGGTCCGCAGGAAAGGCCTTGCGCAACGCCAATGCCTCGGAGCATTTGGCAATCATCGTGGCGCCCATCTTGGACCACAGGCCTTGGCCGGCGTTGTAGTCGGCAAAGCGGGCAACGCCAGTAAATGGGTGGCTAGCACCTTTGCGCCAGATGGTGGTTTTGGCCGCAGCAGGTGGTTTGCTGCTGAGCCATACGTCCGTCCATTGGCCATCCTCGCCGCACCACATGGTTTCACTGCCATCCAGTTGGCCAGTGCGCTCGGCGATGCTGCGCAGGCCGTCGATGCCCGCTTGAATGGTCATCTTGCCGCCACGCTTGATGGCGTATATCTGCTTGCTGAACGGGTCAAGCCCGGTGCGCTGGCAGGCATAGGCAAACAGCCGCAGCTCGTCATTGCTGCACCCTGGCGCAATGGTGGTGCTAATCAGTTGGGTCTGCTCTGGCGTCCAGAGCGCGAGTGAACTAGAAGTCATCGGAGGTCATAGTTGGGGTAGCGTTGAGCGCCCATTTGGGCAGACTCAGCGGTTGGATGGTGTTGCCGTAGCCGGGCCATTCAGAGATGACACGGCAATCAGCAATGGTCTGCAGGTTGCTGCGGCGTTCGTATTCGCCACATTGCACGGCATCAGCGTCCAGCTCGTACACGCCGACGGCATACGGGTAGGTCTTCTCCACTGCGATGAAGATGAACCGCTCCGCAAAGGTGCCAGCGAGGTAGTGGTTTTGCTGGACGTGGTACCGCCACTGCGCAACTGACTTGGCAAACCCTCGCGGGCTGGCATCCGTCGTGGTTTTAAGGTCCACGATGGTGTTGCCGTTATGCCAGTCAGGGCGGCACTTGCAGCGCAGGCCGGTCTGGAGGTCATCCCACCAGAAGCTCTGCTCTGCCTTGCCGTCACGCAATAATGCTGCAGCAGCTTGATGGCTGCGGACACTAGCGGCCATTGCTAGCGCCTGCTCCATATCGGTGCTGGTAACGGCTTCGATGCCGGATGCTTGCATCTCGGCTTCCATCTCCTTACCAGCTTTGGTATTACGCGGTAGGCAGATGCCATACCGCTTGCTCAGCTCATCCGGTTCCAGCACTGCGCAATGGGTCAGGCTGCCTAACTTCATCGCAGCCGTCTGCACCGATGGCGGACGGTCTGGGTTGAGGTACCGGCTCCAGTAGTGGTAGGGGCTGGCAGCAACAGCGTGCAGGTGGCTGGCGCTAATGGCTGGGTCGGCGTGGTACTCAGCGTTGCTGGTCATACCATCGCCCCACTGCGCAGGCCTTGGTGCAGCCTGCTAGCGGTGCCGTAAGTGGCGACCATCTCGGGGAATGCGTCAAGGATGCGTTGCTTGTTGCCGGGATCTGCCTTCATGCCAGCTTGGCCGAGGGCTTGATAAAAGCTGCCGCCGTATTGGCAGGCGGTAGCAAGTGTCCAAAAAATGTCTGAGTCAGTCATTTGATCTGGCAGGCGTGTTGCTGCTGTTGGTGCGCCATCGTGGCTTGGTCGCGGCCACCGGCATAGCCAGCGGCGTAGATCGCTGCAAGCGTTACCAGTGCGGTGATGCGGTTAACCCAAGGGTTGGTGACCATGGTTCTCGGTGTGGGGTGCCGGGTCGTCCGGCTTGCGTGAATCCTACACCATGCGCCGCCCTCGTCAACCCTGCGGTGTCGTAATCCGTAACGCA